TCGTTAATTTGAGCAGCAACGAAAGTCTGGAATTGTTCGGAGATCTGAGAGCGGGTGTCTTCACTCAGCATTTCAGATTCGAGCAATTTTTTCAGGATTTCATCCATCGGTGTAAAACTCCTAGAGTTTCTTAATATGTCTGTTGTTATTTACAACACTAGCACGTACAGTGAGCATAGTTTTTGCAGTTTGATCAAAAACGCCGAGGAATTTCGGCGTTTTTGTTTCTGGTTTGACCATTTTAACTATGGTCAACACCATAGGTCAACGTTTTGCAAAAATATCTTGCGTCAGGAACTTCATGAATTCCTTCTGGAAGTACTTCTGTGCAGCTTGGTCGTCAACGAGTTGTTCAGCCAATGTCATTACCTTACGGCCTTGAGCATTACCTTGAAAGTTCTCGAAAATAGTTTTTGGTGTAGCGCCCTGAGCACTTGGAGTAGCAACAATGTCGACGGTAACGAACTGAAAGTTCTCTACCAGACCGCTTTCGTTTACTTCACCAGCACCCCTGGATGATACGCCTACTTTAACGCCACTGTCGAACAGTGCGCGAGCAATCATACCAGACGGAGTTGGCAAAAGCTTTGCTTTACCCATCACGTCGTTACCGTTCATACGCAATTCAGTGATTACGTGCGATGCGTTAGCGAGGTTTACCGTGAGGCTTGGCGGGTGATCAAGTTCACCAAAGATACCACCGGTTTCAGTGATGATACCTTCAGCAGATTTGCATGCACCAGCAAGTTCTTGCAGAGGATAGATACGGCCGTTACGGTTACGCACTTCAGACTGCATGAACACTCCACTGATAAAGCAATTTTTACCAGTGTTTGATGATTCAACGAGGATGCGAGAAGTTTCTGGCGCCCAGCGTTCGATAAGGAGTTCCATCTTAATAACCCTTGTTTCTGTTATTTACTCAGTCGGGGTCTCTTGCTGCGCAGGAACTGGCGCTTCTTGAGCTGGTACAGCAGATGGAAACAGAATCGCACGTGCTTTATCGCGAACGAAGTCGCGGAACGCTTGTTCCGCAGCCTCATCATTTGCTAGTGTCTTTTGTATAAAGTCTTGAACTTTGTTCATTGTGGCTTACCTGGTGGAGGAGTTTGAGGAGCTCCACCTTCTGGAGCTCCTTCGGCGCCTGGGGCACCTTCTTGGCCGGCCGGTGACATACCTTCTGCACCTGGCTCAGCTTCGAGGTCCGTAGACGACATATCCATCCCGAAATCGCCACCGGTACCTAGATCACCTAGGCCACCAGCACCGCCCATTCCAGCATCACCGCCTGCACCTTCAGCGCCCATTTCTGGTTCGCCATAGATTTTCTTGATGAGATCTGGATCGTTACGGTCAACACCCATTTCTTCCGCTTTGAGTTTTTCGTTGGTTGCCAATTCACTGTCGGACAATTGCAAGTAGCGCTTCATAGTGAAGCGTTTCGACAGAGAAGTAATACCTTCCGAAGATCCGAATGCGTTCAACAGTGCAGCGTCCAATTCTTGCTGACGATACTTGCCGAAGTTCTGTGCATCTGGTAAACGAAGTTTGAAAAGGGATGGATCACAGTTAATGTTCATCTCTAGCAGGAATTTCTTGAACTCGCTATCCAGAGTAGATTCGATTGATTTTTGTAGACGACCAACATACAGAGAGAATCGCAGTTCTTCAACATACGATTGACCCATCTTACCGTCGTTGAACACTGGGTTGTCGCCAGCATGCATTGGCATATAAGATGTTGGGATGCGCAGACCGCGGAATACCTTCTCTTGGAAGTACTCGAGATCTCGCAGCTCGCCAAGTCCTTGGCCTCCTGGTAGAACTTCTACGCGGCTACCTTTACCTGTCGGTGATTGTGCAAAGAAGAAGTCTTCGGTCATTGACTGTGGGTTGTAAACAGATTCTACCTGACTTACGCCAGTATTATTGTTTACAGATGGGATCTTCTTCTGTTTCAGTTCGTTCTTGACGTTCTCAAGGTACGCTTTAACACGTGCTGGTGGCATCTTGCCGACGTCAACGTAGAATACACGACGTTCTGGTGCACGAGTGATGCGATAGATGATGATTGCATCTTCTAGAAGCTCTTTCTGCTTGAACGCCTTGAAAACGGGACGTAGAACAGATTCACCAAACGGTGCAGAGTCTGAAGTTTGGGTGCAACGAGTGAATCGCACGACCTTGTTCGATTCCATAGGAACTGCTTCAACTTGGTTCTTAGCCGGCATGTACGATGCTGAAGCTAGATTACCAACTTGTTTGAAGTTTGTGTCCATTAACCAACCACGGACATCAGTTACGTTATGTTCGCTAACGCTTGCTGCCAGTACGTGACGTGGATGGACGTAACTCCAGCCTTCGCCGAATTTACCTTTGATGAAGAAGCAATCACCATATTTGATGGTTACTCGAACGATGTCGAATAACTGGTCATCGAGATGGTTGATGTCACACCACACACGCAATGCTGAGCGCAGAGTCTCGATTGTATATGGTTTTACTCGATCGTCGTCCAATTGGAAGTCGATGAGGACGGGCGATCTAGTTGCCAAATCGAAACTAGTCATTTCTTCTGCAATGGTATCCAGTGCACGAGCGACTTCTACGTCGTCGTCCATTGTATCGTACTCTTTGTATTTGTTGATACGTGAGGACGAGCCCTGGATAATTCGCTGATACCAGGAGTTGTTGGAGTACAGTGAACCGCCGGAGATGTCCTGGTTATCTGTAATCTCAGCGGTTTTTGGAGCCGGAGGAACGATTTCGTAAAAACCGCTCCACTTTGGCGTACTTGACATGCAACAAGCCTATTTTTGTGTTATTTAGGTGGTAATTATACCAGGGTAACAAGGTCAGAGTCCATTACTGATGGACTGGTGGCGGTGGTGTCCCAGCTTTAAGTTGAGTTGCTAGACGATCTAACACGTCAACTAGTTTGTCTTCGCTTTTAAATGTTACTTGCCCACTATTTGCAACCAGTGTTTGCAATGCATCCAGAGTAGCTTGACTGGTCTTAATACGATCTTGGATCTTGGAAGTTTCACCTGACATTGTACCGTATTCGTCTGGCACTGATTGTGCTGCGGCGAGGTCTGCTTTATCCTTCTCTAGCTGAGCTTGTGTTGCTTTTGCTTGTTCAGCTAGGCCGAGAACAGCTTCTGGTGTAGTGAACTTGCTATTGAACGTGGCCTGGTTTGTAGCCTGGAATCCACCTTGCAGTTGGGTCGATAATTGAGTCATAGCTTGAGCAATCATCGGGTTGGCTGCTTTTGTATCATAATTGATGTCTTTGCCGTAGCCTAGCGTAGAAGCGGCACCATACCCTGCGTCACGTTCAGCACCAGTTTTAGACGCTGCAATAGTCTTCAAGATACCGCCAAATTGAGCATTCAACTGCTCTGGAGTCATTTCCATACCAGCAGCAGACAACTTACCTTGCAGTTGCGCCAACATTCCTTTGACATCAGTTGAACTGGTATCAGAGAAGAATCCGCCATTCTTGATGCTAGATGCGGATTGAGACATCCAATCTTTAGTCTGATCCTGTGTGCTAAGTTGATATCCGAACTCACCAGCTGCTACGGAGGCTTTATTTGCAGTATAGTCTTTGTCGTTCTGTTCCATCAAACCTTTCAGTTTGTCGTAGCGATCCAACTCTTGTTGGTTTAGAGCGCCTTTCTTGGTGAGTGTATCTAGTTCGGCCTGATACGCTTCTTTGTTCATTCTATGGCGAATTTCGTCCATATCTGTTTGTTCGATAAGTTGCTTCTTCTGTTTTGCGAGTCCATCTTCGAGCGTTTCTTGGTTTTGAACCATACCAACGATGATCCCGCCAACGCCACCGAGAGCTGTACCAATAGCGATGCCGATAGGACCGCCAAGTGCGCCTACAGTAGCGCCGAGGCTAGCACCTGTAATGCCGCTGTCGAGGATGCTCTTTGTCTTATCATCTTTTACAAATGCGCCAACTGCAGCTGAAGCGGCGGTTCCGATAATTGCGGCGTATAGTCCAGTTCTAGCCATAGCAGCACCACCAGCCAGAGCACGGGAACCCAATCCAGGGCCAGGAGCAGGTCTTGGTGGGCCAATGAAGTCTGGGTTTAATGCACCTGGTGGGCCACCACCGCCTCGACGGCTGAGCCACCCTTTACTGCCAGCTAGTGCACCTTTACCAACTCCAAATGCGACGAGTGCTGCTAATGCAGATTGACTCCATCCGCCTAGGATATCAGCGATAAGTGTGATCTTATCCTTGATCTCGCCATAAATGCCAGAGTCGCGATTTGCGATATCTAGGCGTTGTTTCTCAATTGCTGCAGGATTTGCAGAAGCACCAGCTGCTAATGCAGGCAGGTGCCCGAGTTTAGCAAGTGTTTCAAACACACCGGGCATTTGGCCTTCAAGTGCGTCTACTTGCAGTTCTCCTGCACCGCCTTGGTTACGTCTTGCTTCAATTCGTTTGGTTAGTTCGGATGCGAGGCTAGCAAGTTTTTCGTTCTCAGGTTCGGTGCGATTCTTGTTCATCATCAGTGAACGAAGTTCATTACCTTCACCACCCATGCCGAACATTCCAGACAGAGCGTTCGCTTGAGCACCTTCAGTGAGACGAGTTAATCCTTTCTGTCCAGATTGTTGTTCGAGAGCTTTAACTAGGCTTTCAGCAGCTTCTTTTTGTAGTCCCAGAGTCTGGAACATGTAAGCTGTGTCGGTAAGTTTAAGCATGTAGTTAGATCGTTCTTTCCCTTGCAGGCCGACCAACTTGTTGCGAACGACAGCTTCAGACATCAGAGATTTCTGCATTGTCACGAATTCTTCAGCAGTCATCGATGTGGCTACCTGAAGTTTCTTAAACTCCGTGAACATCCCACCAACAGCGCCCTTCATGTCTTTCGCGCCAATACCCATAGAGAGTGCTAGGTCGTAGAACTCTCCTTGAGCGACTGCGGCATCTTTTAGTGACCCGGTATAGAACTTCCACTCTTTGTTGGATGCGCCAATAGTATCATTGAACTCTGAGATGCCGCCAGCGAATGTGTTACTGACAGTTCTGAATCTCTTTTGGAAATCCATCATGTCTTTTGGGCTCATACCCATCTGCAACGCGGCGTTGATCGTATCCGACATCGCGTTCCAGTTAAAACCTTGCTTGTACGCCTGTGAGAATTCGTTGATAGCGCGAGTTAAGACGGTGAACGACATTGTGCCGCCGACAACTTTCTCAGCGAAGTCAGCTAGACGGCCAGACGATCTCTTGATCTTATCGGTATTGTCTTTTACTTCATCAGTATTCTCGTCAAGTCTCTCACCGAGAGCTTCACGACGCTTGCGTTCTTCTTCAATAGCGTCGATAGACTTCTTGGTGGCCTCGAGTTCACGTTTAGCTACGTCGAGGTTGTACTTCTCTGTCGCGGATGTGCGTTTATTGCCCGCTGACATAAACTTGATGAATGTCTCGAGCTCCTTCTGCACGTCAGCTAGACCACCAGAAGATTTAGGTCCCCCGCTCATACCACGGCCAAGGCCGCCGCCTAGTCCACCACCGCCAACTTGCTGGGCCATGGAACGAGCGAGTGCCTTCAGCTCATTGGTATGTTTGCTGAACATTGTATCGAGCTGCTCCATCGCAGCGCGGTCAAAGGTAACTGTATTAGTGGCCATGGACGAACTATTGTAATATGCTCTATTTACTACGTGGGTTTTTCCTACATAAATAGCTCACACGATTACGATGAGAATACATTGTCTACAACAACTACAAACCCACTTTTGCAGAAGCTGCGCATCGTTCAGGGCGAAACCGTTCGTTTGCCTTCACGTGGTCTTTTGTATGAAGATGGTATCCTTGATCCAAACGTAACTGATGGTGAAGTGCGAATCTCTCCAATGACCATCCGTGATGAAATTCTAATGCGTTCTCCTGATGCATTGCTGTCAGGTGAGGCCATTGCAACTGTTATCGGTCGCTGCGTACCGCAGATTCTGAAACCTCTACAGCTTCACTATGCGGACCTAGACTTCGTCTTCCTGGCTCTTCGTAAGGTTTCCTACGGTCCAGAACTGGAAGTGAATTACAAGCACGATTGTGAACCAGCTAAAGAGCATTCATATATTGTCAGCATCGATAAAAAGCTGAGAGATTGCGTATATCTAGATCCGCTAACGATCCAAGATCAATACGTTTTGTACGTGGAAGAAACCGATCAGACTGTGATCTTTAAGCCGATCCGCACTCAAGATATGATTGACATCTTGGCTCCACAAGCTGAGAAAGAGATGACCAACGCTGAGATCGAGCAAGAAATGATCAAGTTGGCAACTACCCAGATCATTTCCATCGATGGTGAAACTGACCGTCACAATATCTTGGAATGGGCTGCACAAGTTCCAGCAGCCGTCATGCGTTCTATCCGCCTGAAGCTGGAAGGCATGGAACGTTGGGGCATTAGCTACAAGTTTGGTATCGATTGCCGTGACTGTGGAAATCACGTTGAGGCAGAAGTTCCTCTGAACACCGTAAGTTTTTTT